CTAATTCAAATACATTACAAGATATAGTATCATTTATTGACACTTTAGAACCTAATACTAATGAACCATCAACTATACATCCTGTACTAATAGTAAAAATATCTGAAACTGTTCCTCCAACTGCAAGACCTGTATTACAATCTATACCTGACCAATCAGTATCTCCAGGCTCTACACTAGGTCCCACAGCTATTAGTTTATATGATGAACAACTTTCAGATCCTTTAGTGGTTGTTGTAGTAGTGGTAGGTTCAGCTGTAGTTGTTGTTGTACTTGTACTAGTTGAACTAGAACTTGTAGTTGTAGTTGGTGGTATACACTGTGAATCATTTGTACAAGGAGTGATTCCTCCATCTATAATACCAATATCGTCAAAAGAACTAACACTACCTAATTGAGCACATACGTATATAGTGCTATTTATAATAGATGTAGTTTGCAACACTCCATTTACATCTGTCCAACTAAAAGTTGCTGTAATAAGACGAGGTGCAGTGAGTGCATAACAAAACGTTGGTATTGGAGTAGTAGTGGTAGTTGTAGTTGGTGGTATTGTAGTGGTAGTAGTTGTGGTTGGAATACATTGTGAATCACTTGTACAAGGAATTACTCCTCCTAGTATTTCAGAAGGTCCATCAGCAACAACGCTATCTAGTTGAGCACATACATATATAGGAGTACTTGTACTACTTGCAGATTGAGGATTTCCATTTACATCTATCCAATAGAATCTTACTCTAGCAATTGAACTAAGTTCATAACAATATGTTGGAACACTTGTTGTCGTTGTAGTTGTAGTTATTACAGCACAATCTGAATCACTTGTACAAAGAATGATTCCTCCACTTATATTACCATTACCAGATCCAACAACAACACTGCCTAATTCAGCACACACGTATATAGTAGTATCTGTAATACTTATAGATTGAGGATCTCCATTTACATTTGTCCAATAAAATGACGCTCTACCAGTTGCAGTGAGCGTATAACAATATGTTGGAATAGGTGCTGTTGTAGTGGTGGTGGTAGTAGGTGCAGCACAACAAGTAAGTAAGTTAATGAAACTTACATTTCCTATTCTAATAACACCATATGTATTATCAACACATATTGACTGAACAGTATCAGTTGCAGTTTGTGTAACTATTTGAGTTGATCCACAAGGAACATATGTTACACTACCAGGATTTACAGATGGTCCAACTAGTCTATATGTAGTACAAGTACAAGGAACTGCAGTGGTGGTGGTAGTTGTTGTAGCACCACAACATACAGCTAATGTATTATTAATGTTAGTTATGTCATTATTAATATTGATTATCTGAGTGCTAATGTTTGCCACTTGAATGTTTAATGTGTTAATCTGAACAAGCAGATTACATATAATCTCATCAATCTTTTGTAATATCACGTTAAGTGTATCACATGGCTCAGCTATAATGCAATCCAATACAGGACCATTATAAAGTACATTGCTAGATAGAATTACATTAGTCCCACATTGGGTTTGTTCACATCCAGTATTAGGAAGTGTAGAACTACATCCACAAGGAGTATTTAAAACTACGTCTGTGCAGCAAGGATTAACTGGTAAAAAAGAGTGTGACATTGTGTTGATTTATTAAGGTATGTACATTATATAATGAAGAGCTATTACAGGCTGAATATTAAGATGAGGGTTTCCACCACCAGCAGCAGCATTTGTCAATGTTAGTGTTATAGTTTGAGTTGCGTCACTAGTTTTTCCAATACTTGCAACTTGGGATGATCCTTGTAATGTATAACTTCTATTTCTATCATAATCATAGTTAACATAATTTGTAGCAGTTAATGGTGATATAGCAGTAGCTGTAGTTGGATTTGCTATAAAATGACTATGAGGAGGTATAGTGGCAACACCAGTGTTTAAGTGCGTATGGTTTGGTATTTCATTTATATTGAGTGTGACACAATTTGATCCTGCTACAGTCCCTAATTCATATAATGGATTAGCACAGGTAGTACATGATCCACAAGGATCTGTTTGTGGAGGGAAAGCATTATTTCCCATAACTGTAGTTCCAACAATAACTCTTCCTCTTAAATCTGGAACTCCTGGAGTTGCACCATTACATAAATATACTTTAGTCCAATATCCTATACCTCCTCCAGTCAAACTAAGACTATCTGCTGGAGTTGGATAACCAGATAATGGTCCATAATAAGCAATAGGGCAATAAGGAACCATTCTAGCACTAGCTGAATTAGTTGAAGGTTGGCTAGCTAAGAAACTACTAATATAGTTATTTAATTGAGTACCATTACTTGAATACATTGTATGAAGTTCAGTGGTAAGATCAGCTAAATCAGTTACTACTGTACAAAGTTTATTTATTACAGCTTGTACAATAATATGTGTATCTGAAGAAGCTGTAACACCTGTCAAACATCCAATTGTATAATCAGCATTCAATGCAGTAATTGCATTGGTGTTTGCTGTAACTTGTACTTGAAGATCACAAGCAGCTTGTATAAGAGCTTTTGATATATCTGCAATAGAAAGATCTTTACATGTTGGAAGATATTTATTTACAAGAGTACATACGTTTATACCTGAAAGATCTATAATCACTCCTGTACCATCTAATGTAGATGTAAGGAATGTGATTAAAGCTTGTTCTACAAACGATAATGAATCACCAGTTTTTATTCCTAGGACAGGAACATCTATTCCTGTATATTTTACACATCTGTCAGAGACAATCTCTGTACATCCATTGTAACAATTTGAGCAAGTTGACATATTATTTTATTTTTAAAAAGATTTAACAAGAGAAAAGATTACTAACTTGTCCAGTACCACCAGTTCTAATTCCATTATTTAATGATATGTTTTTATAAAATAAAACTCCTCCAATAAATGGAGTAGTTAATCCTGGATCAGTGTACATAAAAGTTCCAAAAGCTATTGTAGGAACACTTGTATATAATGTTATTGCTACAACAGTTTCAGCACAAGCTAACAAATTGTCTGCCTTTCCTGCAGAAAAACCATGTGCAAAATTTACAATAGTTGTTGTTGTTGTAGTTGTTGGTGGTATTGTAGTTGTAGTTGTTGTAGAACTACTAGTAGATGTAGTAGTTGACGTACTGCTAGAACTAGTGGTAGTGGTTGTAGGTATTAATAAAGTGGTAGTGGTTGTTGTAGTTGTAAAATTACACAATTCCTCAAGATCTTGTAGGGTAAGTATTTCTACTAAACCATTAGTAACATATAAAGGTTCATCTGAAATATAATAACCATCTTCAGCAAAAGTATTTGTAACACTATTATATAACATTGAAGTTTCTTCATCATAATAATAAGTTGTAGAATCTAATACATATGAGTTTGTAGTAATATTACCAGTTTCGAAGTTATTAACAAAAATACATGCATCTTCTAAAGTGTTAGATACAACAATATCTTCTACTGGTGATATTGTTTGATACTCAAGTAAAATTGATATTGGAACAGCTCCTGGAGGAATAAATGTTGTTGTAGTAGTTGTTGTACTGCTACTGCTAGTAGATGTTGTTGTTGAACTAGTACTAGTTGAGGTGCTACTAGAACTAGTGGTAGTAGTGGTTGGTATAGCTGTTGTTGATGTAGTGGTAGTAGGATTTGGTACAATAGTTATATCACAACGTTCCTCTATACAAGGTTCTGGTGTGTTACATCTACTTACACATCCCACTGTTAGACGTATCACTCTACTAGCTATCATAGATACACTATACTCATGTACATAACTTGGATTACAAAGCTTGTACATTAGTATTCTTCTATACCCTATTAATTGAGTTATGTCATCTGCAGGTACAGGTTTGTTCAACATATATGAAATATTGTTGTACAAGTTGTTACCAAGTTCTGCTAACTTGCAATCTATTTTTTTAAGTAAAAATGAAATGTCCGAGCATTCAGGACAGTTGGTTAGTCTTGGTGATAACATAATATCAATTTTATTTATTTGCTTTTGCAGCACACGCTGCACACATTCCATTTTTCAGCTGACATCCACAGCCTACATTAGCTCCACATCCTGAACATTGTGCCATAATTAATAAAAGTTTATTTGGTAGTTGTTACCAGAACAACCACAGTTGGTTCTTAAAAAGTTATCTAACATATTATTTGCCTGAGCATATAACGTATTTGATTCAGATTCTGCACAGTTATTAGCTGCTGCAATTGCTCCTTGTATAAAGAAGTTGATTGTATTTAATGTAACACTAGATTGTGTTCTAAGGGCTCTATCACACTCCATCATATTTAATTTAAGAAACGCACTGTCAAACTTCTCTTGAAGCTTGTCAACACGTATTATTGTCTTCTCTACATTATATAAGTATGAAGGAGCTACAGAATATTTTAATCTGTATATTCCATCTGGAAGTGGTTGATTACAACCTGGTTCTGTGATTCCTAAATTAGACGATGTAAATACATTGATTTCATTAGGAACGAATGGTAGTATCGTTGTTCCAAATCCTGGAATATCAATCTCAATAGTAGGTGCTGACACCACTGCAGGATTGGTAGGATATACAGAAGCATCTGTAACACCAAGTGTAAGTACACTATAAGTAGGGATTACTAATATATCTAATTGTAAGTTTGCCATGTTTTTATAATAATTATGCCAGAGGAATATGAGATTTATCCTCTTTCCCCTGGCATAGGTTATTTTTTAAATTTTTTACTCTTCTTTATTCTTAAGGAATATTTGTAGAAGTAGTTGTAGTTGTAGAAGCAGGAGCACTAGATGTAGTAGTTGTAGTTGTGATACAAGGAACTCCTTGATCTACTACAGTACCTAAACCAGCAACTAATACAGTTTCAATTGCAGCAGAAATACCACTTGTTACAGAGTTTGGAGCAGCAATAATTACTGTAGAATCTTCCATGATGTAATCACCCCATTGGTACTCAGATTTGTTGTACTCGTTGAATCTGATATAGAATGTGTCATAAGTAACACCTTGAGATACCCAAGACTCAAAGTTCTCATTGTATCCATTCATTCTGTAAAGGTGTTTCAAGTAACCTGCTTGGTAGCTGTAGAAGTTTTTCTCTAATTGAGCAATTTCTGCAGATGTACCAGTAGCATAAGAAGCACGTTGAACAATAATTGGGTTAGCAACAATGTTACAAGCATCTGCTACGATGAAGTCAGCTGTAGTAGCTGGACCAGCATATACAAATGTTCTGAAAGACATTCTGTCATATTCAAATGGGAACGCTGCGATATCACAAGGTTGTCCATATTGAGTTAATGGTTTTCCTGTAATACGTAAGATTGTACCACCTACATTTTCAAATGTATAGAATGTGTTGAAGCTAATATTATCAGGGTTGATACCAGGAGCTTGTTGTGTCAATTTAGCAATTAACAAGTCGATTATAATAGATGGATCCACACTATCACATGGATTATCATCACAATTACAACATGGAGCTTGAATAGTTACTGAACGAGTGAAACCATTAAAATACAATGTACTAATATAACTAGAAAAAGCACGTAAAGTTAACGTGATGCTTTCTCCACATTGTACAGTGAAATTAGTTACATCAGTAATTTGGTTAGCAGCTGTAGGACATCCTGATACTTTGTACCATTCTGTTACATTTGAGTTGCAACCAGATCCAGAAGGACATCCTTTGATCTTATCAGATCTTTTAGAGCCTTGTAAATAAGTGTTTGTTCTACCTTGAGCAACGTAGAAATAAGGAGCAGCAGCGATGTTCGCAGCAGTAGCTAACGAATAATCGTTTCTAAAAATCCCAACTTGTCCTGCAGTCAAGTTTTGTGTTGAAAAACCAGAGGCGCTAGGGAGTGCAGTCTGCCCAACTGGCACCACAAATACTGTGGTTAATGAAAAATCAGCCATTTTATTTATTTATTAAGTTAAAAATTTACTCGTTTGTTTGAATCCTATATGCTGCATTTTTTACAGCATCATCGTTTTCTGTATACATTGCTAGATTCTGTACTGTTAAATCTAACAATTCATCTTCTAGGTATGTTTCTAATTCGCAATCTTGATCAAATGATGGAAGACCATCTAACATTATATATCCTGTTTTATTTATGTATTGAGGATATCTCATGTACATTATCTGTATATTCTTAGGAGTGAATGTCCCATCAGTGAATATAGAGATTTTATCAGATGCTAGAAAATTAAATGTCTCTTGATATTCAAAACTTGGTTTATAATGATCATTGTTTAATATAAACTGAAGATCACCATGTTTAGCAAGATCTCGATTGATCCATATTCTTCTGTCTTTACATCTTCCTTTATCAGCTAAAACATATGAATCTACATAGAACATATATTTTGGAACTAGATCATGAACGTTAGCAGACCATTGATTTAAAACAGTATCTTCTAATACTAGTGGTAATGGTTGATGATTGTAATCTAATATAAGACTCTGTAAGTCTTCATAACGTTTCTTAAATGAATCAAGACCCATTTGACTAACAGTACTAATACCATCAACCTTTTGCTTTATCAACTTAATCTGAGCTTCATTTAGAGCTAAGATTTTATCTTCAAGCTGAATCATTTGATGCTCATTAGTTGATAGCTTATTTAATCGTTGATCAATTTTATATAATAAACTATCTACCTGTATCATATTTTATATTTTTAAAAACTAGCCACTTATACAGCAGCTAGTTTTTTAGTTTTTAATTTTCCTTCTAATACTAATAACTCATCTTGGTTATCATCATCAG